CGTAATAGATTTCGCGCGGGAACTCAGCGGTAGGGTCGGCGGTAGGATTCTCCGCTTCAAGGCCTAAGGTTTCGCCATCTTCAAGCAGAAACATACCGCCATCTTCAAGCAGCAAAAAATCCGATGGCGGAAAGTTTACAGCATCCAAATAACGCGCCAGTGTGCGAATGCGCGTAACCTTTGCGCCCTCTAGGCCATTAGGCAGCGTAAGCAGCAGTGCCGTGATGGTGCCAAAGATATTGCTGATGCGCAGCTTGGGACGCGGCAGTTGCCCTTGGCCGCTGTACTCAAACCCTTCGGCATCAATAGGAAAACGCATGTATTCATTGCCTGCCCACACAATATTTTGATTGCTGCCTATCTTGACACCAGCGTGAAAGCGGTACGTTTCGCTTACGCCATGCTGCGCTGCATTAAGTTCCAGTTCAAACAGCTCAATGATTGCGCCAGGTGCAATCTCTTGTAGCGCACTAACTGGTACGGTCACGGCTCAAATACCTGCATAAAGGTAACGTCAATCTTGCTGCGCTCAAAATCAAACAGCTCCCTAGTCCAGCTAAAGCAGGTCCACTTGTAGCTGGTATTGCCATCTGGTGGTGTCCAGTCAAAGCTGGCGCCATCAGCAGCGCGGGCATCAAGAAATGCCTCGATGATGTCGGCATCGGCATCGCTAACGCTAAAAGTAAGGCGCCACTCCTTTGCGTTCTGGTTTAGGCCAAACGTTACCCGTTGCTGGTAGCCGTCACCGAATTGCGTGGTGCGAATCTTGGGCTGGCTGGTTTTGGTGGCCGAGTACGTCGGGTCGTAGGCAGGAAAGGTAGCCATTACGCAAGCAAGCCTCCAGGGCGCTTCTGTTTGACCAGCTCTTGCTGGATGGCGGCAGCGATCACGCGACCGAGCTGTTTGCTGTCCTCAGCATCGCCCTCTACATTACTGCCGCTTGCATCGACATTAACCACCACGCTGACGTTGCCGCCACCCATCTTGTCATTAGGCACGATCGTGCCGCTGCGGCCTGGCACAAAGAGTTCAGGGCCGCGTTCGCCAACGATATAAGGCGAGCCGCCAGCAACTGAGCCGCCATTTGCTCGTTGAGGAATGCCATAGTTTGGTCCAAGGGTGCCGAACTTGCCAACTGTTCCGCCACCAGCGCCTAGTGGTGTCGATGAGCTAAATGGCGTCAGAAATGTTCTGATTGCATTGATTGCCTGCTCAACAACAAAAATCCTGATTAGCTGGTTAGCAATATCAACAAGAACACCGGATGCAATTTGCTGCAGGCTCTTTTCCCAACCTTGCGCGCCAGCAATCAAAGCATTAAAAGCAGACCCCAAGCCTTCACCTAATGTATTTGCAACGCCATCGGCAAGCTGCAATTGATTCTGCACCGAGCTATTTAACTCGTATTGCTTTTCAATGTATTTCTGCAGCGCTGTCAACCTGTCTTGATCATTTTGGTCTTGCAGCGTATCAAGCTCACGCTGCAATGCAATTTGATTAACAGTAAGCTCATTTAACCCTTTGTAAATAATGGCTTTTTGGGCATTTAGATCAGCTTCCTTGGCTAGCTCCTCGGCGTAACGATATTGGATTTCCAGCTCTCGCTCTTGTGATTGCAAGCGAGCAACAAGCATCTTATCGCTAGCGGCTTCTGCTGCGGCGATACGATCTTGCAACTCAGATTTAACGCTAATGAGCTGACCTTCCGCCAGTCGATCACGGATAACATCTTTCACCCTTGCGGCTTCCCTAGCTGCTGCCTCTGCAGCCCGCTCTGCTTCACGCGCTGCCTTCTCTGCGGCGCTTTCGCCTCCACGGGAGCGCCCACTGCCTGCACTGCCGCCGACCGAAGAAGGCGCAGCAGGTTGAGGGCGGCGAGGCATAAAATTGACTTGTTGCCCTGGTTCTAAATAGCGCCCTCCCGCTAGCGTTGCATTCGTCTCTAGCTTTTGGGCAACCGCCGCGCCCCGGATTAAATTACCAGCAAGATTAGACGAGCCTCCAATAACCTGCATTGCCCACCCTGGCGGCGTTAAATTAACAAAATACCAGCGCAACTGCTCCAAGCCATTTAGCAATGGCGCCAGCTTGTTTGCGGCAAATTGAAACGCTAATGCCGTTCTTTCAACGCCACTATTTAAATCTATTGCTCTAGTTGTTATTCCATCAATGGCTGCTTTTACGGCCGGACTGAAAACACGCGAAATGGTAACTTGTAAATCTTCAAATGCATTTTGCAGGTTTTTTACTTGCTGTGCTGGACCATTCATTGCTTCGGCAAGCTCGTCTGCGCCGTCAGAACCGGCTCGCTTTAGAGCTCTAATGACAACATCACTTGTGATTTTCCCTTCTTCGGCTAGTTTGCGAATTTCCTTAACTGGCATTCCCAGCTCTTTTGTCAATGCAACAACAAGACCAGGCGCCTGTTCAAGCACTGAATTAAGTTCCTGCCCGCGCAAAACCCCAGAACCAAGGGCTTGCGTTAGCTGCAACAAAGCCGCTGCGGTTTCAGCGGTAGACGTGCCACTTACTTTTGCCGCAGTATTAAAACCAATAAAAGCAGATTCAATATCTTCAAGTGATACATTTAGGGGGCGCAATCTGCCGTAAAGTTGCGCAAATTGTTGATTAGACTCAGTTGTGCTTAGCCCAAATTGCCGACCGGCCCTGGCAGCGGCTTCCTGCGCCTGAGCAATTTCGTTGTAGCCTTGGGCTAAAAATGTGAGCCGACGTGTTGATTCTTCGCGTTGAATGCCAGCTTGAACTGCACGCTGCGCTGTTTGCAGCGTAAAATATGCGACCGCAAGCTTTCCTAGGCTTGCGGCTAAAGCACTTGCCCCTGACCCAGCAGACTTAAATTTGCCGGTTGTTGCTCCTGCCGTTGCATTGAGCTTATCAACCGCTTGACTGGTCGCCTGCGCACCTTGCTGCACCTGCCGCAGTTTGCTGACAGCACCGCTGCTGTCAACATTGATGGCGACATTAGCGACGACAGACACAGCGCAACCCTACCGCCTTTGTTTCATTCTACGCTCTTGCTCTTCATTGGTCACGTCAAAGTAAGCCGACCACAGCAGCAACTCTTCTAGCGTGATTTCTGATTTAAGCCGCACCAAGCTGTAACCAAGTTCTTTGGCTACACCTAATTGCAGCATCAATAAATTGTCACGCTTTAGCTGCGTCTTTAATGCTTTTCATGTCCAGCTCTTCTGCATCCTCTGAATTGGTAATGATCGCAAGCATCATGCCTTGCAGGTCAGCATCCAGCACTTCGTTTTTTAGCTCGGCAATTTGACCAGCAGCAAACAACCGATTGCCCGTGTCATCCATGGCTTTGGTGACAAGCAGGTTCAATGCAAAGCCGTTGGTGTCATCACCGCCAGGCATCTTCTGCGCCCGCTCACGCTCGGCCATGGTCAGTGGCGCGCAGTAAAACTCAAACTCACTGCCATCGCTAAGGGCAACAACGCGCTTAGTCGGCGTCAGATTGGCCGCTTTCTTAAGGCGATCTAGGGCGCTTGCCATGAAAATCCAATAGATAGCTGTACCTTAGACGCAAAAAAGCCCCAGCGCAAGCCGGGGCAATTTGCTATCAGGCGCTGGTGCTGAAGTCAAACGTCGGGACACCGCTAGGACGGAAGGTGATCTCCACCATCTGCGCATCGTCGGGGTTGATGTTCAAGCTGGCGCTCAGCAGTACGGCATCCATTGCGATGCTGCGGCTAAGGGCTTCAGTGCCTTGCTTGTCGGTGTACAGCTTAAAGCCGCAACCAACCTGCTGCCGCTGCAGCACATCTTCCACCATCCGGTTGGACAGTGCCGCATCTTCGTTGGTGACGTAAACGCTGGCGGTACCGCTGCCATCGGCGAAGCCAGGGATGTAGGCACGGAACGGTGCATACTGGCCAGCGGTTTGACCGATGGTGGTCACGTCGATTTCAGCGCGGCTGATTTCAAACGACCATGACTGCACTTGACCGACGGCGGCGTAGTCGGCGTAGTACAC